CAGAAAGCTATGATAGACGGTATTATGGAGCTGACTGGGGATTTAACAATCAAACTGCTATTGTAGAAATAAGAGAATTAGATAATGTGTTATATGTGCAAGAGCTATTATATCAATCAGGACTTAATTCAGATGAGATTATAAGAAAGCTACAAGAGCTAAACATACCTAGAGACGCGGTTATAGTAGGAGATAGTGAAGACCCTGGTAAGATAAATGACATTTATATGGCAGGATACAATATTAAACCAGCCTATAAGAATAAAGGCTCAGTTATTAGAGGTATAAATGCAGTTAAAGTTAAAAAGATACATATAACTAATACCTCAATCAATATGATCAAAGAGTTACAATTCTACAGGTGGCAAAAGAATAAAGATGGCCAGACTATGGATATGCCTATCAAAGTCAAAGACCATATTATGGATGCTATGCGGTATTGTATAGACTATATGGAACTTGAAAAGGCAACAGATGGTAAGATATATAATAATAAACCATTTGGATTTTAATATATGAAGCAATATCCTCCTCAAAAAGACATAGACAGATTAGCCAAATATGATACCTACGAGAAGTTATTCGAAGGGAACCATAGAATAGCCTTTAGCAAAAGATTAGAGCATTATGCTGAACAATTTGCAGGGGATATGTCTCTTGTAAGATATGTGGTACTTCCCTATCCTAGAATTATTAGCACTATCTCAGCTGACCTTTTATTTGAGGAACAACCAAAGATTGTGTTAGAAAATGAGACTAACCAAAACTTTGTAGACAAGTTATGGTATGAGAATAGTATGTGGACTACTTTATATGAGGAGGCTTTAGTTACAAGCTATAAAGGAGACTCAGTACTTAGAATATTAGCTGTAGATGGACAAGTTAAGATAGATACAGTCAAACCAGATGTATATTTCCCAGTATATAATGACAACAATGTCAAAGCTCCAGTAAAAGAGCATGTACTTGCTTATATCCAAATGATTAATGAGAAGCAATACATTGTAGTAGAAACTTATAGAGTAGGAGAGATAGAAACACGGGTGTATGATTTTAAAGATGGTGTTATAGGTGGAGAATATAATTCTATGGATATGCTAGGGATAGAACCTATAGTAAAGACTAACTTAGAACAGGGGTTTAGCCTTATCCATCACATAAAGAACTGGGGAATGAGTGGTAAGTTTTGGGGGATTAGCGACTATGAGGACTTAATGGACTTATTCTTTGCTATCAACAACAGATTATCTAGAAACGAGCATATCTTAGACAAACACGGAGACCCAATCTTAGCAGTGCCTAAAGGTGTATTAGATAGCAACGGGAATGTTTCAAGACAGCAACTAGGAATGATAGAACTACCAAGTCACCCAATGACAGGTGAGGCAGACAAGCCAGAATATATTGTTTGGGATAGTAAACTAGAATCATCATTTGCACAGATAGATGTGTTATTAGAACAGTTATTTATTGCCGCACAATCATCCCCTACTTTGTTTGGACTTACTAAATATGGAGTAGCAGAGTCAGGTAGAGCTTTGAAGTATAAGTTATTAAGAACTTTATCTTTGAAACACCGCAAACAGATGTATTGGGATAATGGACTTAAAGCACTTATAGAGTCTGCTATTGAATTTGCAAGGAATAACCAATTGACTAGTGATGGATTAAAACCAGCTGAGACTGAAGTACCTACAATCTACTGGCAAGATGGTATTATTATGGATGAATTAGAAATCCTACAAGCTGAACAGGCCAAATTAGACTATGATCTAACAACCAAGGAAGACGCAATCTCAAATATAGATGGAATTACCAGCAATGAAGCTCAAGACAAACTAACTAGAATACAAGAGGAATTAGACGCTAAGAATAAAGCCAACCCGTTCTCAATAATTAACAGAGGAATAAATGGCGGAGACGAAGAAGAGGATTAGACCCGAAGGGATAGTCCAATCAGATATACAAGTTAAACTAGCCGAAGCTATTGTGAAAGAGGCTTATCTTGACCTTGCTACATATGCAGATAGATTAGACAAAGGTACATTGTCGGCTAAATCTAGAGCTATTAAAAATATTGCCAATAAGTATAATCTACAGCTAGAGGCTTGGGCTAACATAACCATCCCCTCTCTATACTATGAAGGAATGAACAATGCAGTCAATGCTTCAATCAAAGGTGGGCAGGTATATGAGTTTAACCAATCATTTGTAAGTCTACATCAGGAAGCATTAGATGCCCTTATATCTCAAAGCTATACATATACCAGCAAGATAGCTCAAGGGATACAAGACACTGGAACTAGAGCCTTAACATTTGCTGAGCAGGAAAAGATAAAAGCTGAGATAGGGAAAGGATTAGTCACAGGAGCTGACCAGAATGCTATAGCTAAAGGAGTGGCTAGTGTGTTAAAGCAATCTCAAGCTACAGCAGTTGTGTCTGTATCAGGTAGAAGACAGGGAATTGACACTTACGCCTCAACTTTAGCTAGAAGTATACTCACAGACGCTCAATGGCAGGGGACTAGCAATACTATAATTCAAGAAGGTTATGATCTAGTACAAGTGTCAGACCACTTTGGGGAATGTGCTTTATGCCGACCATATGAGAATGAGGTGCTATCCCTAACAGGTAGAACTAGAGGATATACTACCTTAGCCGAAGCTAAAGCCAATGGATTGCAACATGCTAACTGTAGACACTCAATCTCACCATTTACAGAGGGATTAGCTGAGGTAAGCAAGGTATGGGATACCGAAACCCAGAGTTATCAGCCCAAAGAAAATGTAAAGTCTCAGAACCTAACCACTAACAGTCCTAAGTCTATTTTAAAAGCCTATGAGCAGTTTACGACCAAGATAGGAATTAAAGATTATAATATAATCAACGAAGCTATCAAGAACAAAGATATAAAAACTATCCAAGAGGTCAAAAAAAGGACTAAAGACGAGAGATTAAAAGAAAGCCTAGACATACTATCCGATTATATACAAGAATAGGCAACAGATGGTAGATTAGGAATAACGGATCATCCACGATACGGATGTTATCAACATAATTTGCATTATATGGCAGAGGATACAACAACGCTGGAGAGCGAAACCACTCAAGATACAACTACTGAAACACCAGTAGAAGAGACAAAACAAGAAATCCAAATTCCAAAATCAAGGTTTGACCAGGTTAATAAAGAAAGAAACGAATATAAAGCTAAATTAGCAGAATTCGAAACCAAAATCGCCGAGGAACAAGGTAACTGGAAACAAATTGCAGAGACCCGAGAACAGGAGCTAAAGGATGTACAAAATAGGTATAGACAAAGCAATCTTGAAAAATCTCTAATACAGGAAGCAGTAAAGTATAATCCTCACGACTTAAAAGCAGTTATGAAGTTTATAGAAACTGATAATGTGACTGATGAGACTGGTGAGGTTAACATCACAGGGCTTACATCAGAACTAACTCGTATCAAGACCGAAATGCCCTATCTTTTCAAAGCTGATACAACTAGCAACGCTGGGAACGCTAATGGAGGAAACTCCTCAAGCTCAACTGGTGTTATATTTAAAGAATCACAATTGACAGACTCTGACTTTGTGGCTAAGAATATAACAGCTATTGCTGACGCTAAGAAAGAAGGACGAATATTAATAGGACAATAAATTAAACTACCAATATGGCCAATGAAATAACAAAGTCATTACTTGACTCATTCATCCCTACTGTAGCCGCTGCTACAGCTATGGAGACCTTAAAAGCAAATAGAGGAATTTCTCGATTTGTTAATACTGATTTTTCAAACGATGTTAGATCTTTTGGAGAAGGTGTAAAAGTTGGGTTCTTAGGAAGTTTAGGAAGAGCTGATACCAAAGTAGAAGGATCTAACTATGCTTTAACAGGACCATCTGACAGTGATGTAACAGTTACTCTTAACCAACACAAACACAAGACTGTTCTTATTACAGATGTAGGAAGAGCATTGGCACGACCAGATGTACTACAAGGATATATCGACGAAGCTATTAGTTCAGTATTAGAAGAAGTAGATATTTCTGTTGCATCTCTTGGGGCATCTTTAACAAATTCAGTTACTCCTACCTCTAATGCTTATCAAGATTTAGTAGATCTTAGAAAAACTTTAGTTAAAAACAAAGCTCCTCGTTCTGGGCCTTTTATCTTTACATTAAATGAAG